TTATATTCTATACTCTTTCCAAATGAAAAGAGCATAGGTTCAACTCCTACGCTCTACAATGTCAAATGGTATTATCCATTTGATTATCTCGGTATTAACTTATTGACTTATCCATTTAAAACCATATGCCGTTTTATCTGTATCCACAACTTTATGAATCGTTTTATGACTTCCACCCAATTCTCTAGCGGCATCAGTCATTCTATCATATCTCCCAAGAATTTCGCCAGTAACTGGATCAACTTTAAATACTTTGTGTCCCTTTACTCTTTTCTTATGGGATTCTAAATCCTTAATCGGAAAATCTTCTGGATAAACAAAGATATAGCCATCTGCACTTTTATCTCGCCCTTTTGCACATCCAATAATGCGACTATGGCTTATGTTTGTTTCTCTCTCCGCATCTGCAATTGATGAATATTTTTTTATCAAATTACCGTTCATGTCGCATTGATATATTGCCTTTGCATCTTTTGGCACTTTATACCTCTTTCTGCGTCCCCCTTTTTTCTTGTATTCATCTTCATACATAAAAATGAATCCTTTTGTTTGGGATGTCGCATCACGACAAGATTGTAGCACACCACCAGAATAAAATCCATCTTCAGATGCTTCGCACGCACTATCATAGCGTTTAACAAACTCACCATCAAGAGTAAGTCTTACAACAGGAATAGCATTCCACATACTGCCACCATCGCCACCTTTTGTGAGATTGTAGCCGTTTGGTTTATATGTGTTATATTTGCGAATCATTTCACGTTCAAAAGCATTGGCAAATTCTTTTCCGGGTATTTCTGCTAATATTTCCCATTCAAAATTTTCTTCACCATATTTATCTAATGCTTTATGAAAAAGTGAATTTGGGTCGCAATACTTATCTCTTCTATGGATGTGCGTATGCTTTCTGTGCTCAAAGTCTATTGATTGTCCGATATAAGATTTTCCATTTATTTTGTTTGTGGCTTTGTAGATTTTAAATGTTCGCATAAAATCATCTCCGAACATATTATATCAAATGTTCGGATAAAGTCAACTTAGTTTTTTACCGATTTTGCCCGATTTTCAATGATACATCGCTGTATCATGCGACAATTTTTTTATCGGCTGTTCGACTAAAGTCACCTTGCTGAACCTCAGTAACCGACAACAGATAGTTATATCTCAGCATTACCTTCTCTGCTTGAGTCATAGCAGAAAAAGATTTTGTGATGCCCTGTGTTAATGCGTATTGTTGAAGCGTGGCTACCGATAAGTCGATACCTAAATCTCTTAACGGCCTGACCATGCCCGCCATGCCACTCTTGATTTTTTCGTATGCGGTCTGCGTATCAATGTTATAGAATGCGGACAAGTCACCCGCTAGGCCGACCAATTCCATGCTCATCAGCCCCGCATCACGTTTCGCAACGCCAGATGCTTGGAACATAGATGACAAAACACCCGCATAGTGCTTTGCCGCACCTTCTGCTATACCAAACTGATCGATGGCATTTCTCGCCCATGTATTGACTGAATCGACCATATCTTTTTCAAAAACCGATTCTACGATATGATTGATTTCTGTAATATCGCCACCCGCAGTGACCGCTTCTTTTAACCAGTTAAATGCCCCGGTGATGCCCCTCATGCCAATCAATCCACCAATAACCGACTTAATGCCGTCTGCTATCGTGAACATAGAATTTGTGGCAGATTTCATCCCGGAGATTCTAGTAATTATTTCTTTAGCCGCAGAAGCAATTCCACGTGCCATTTTCTTGAAAAGGTTAAGGACTACACTTGTTACTTTTCTTGCCACCTTTTCAAATGCACGAAAAGCATTGCTCATCTTGTTTGTGTTGGATGTGACAACATTTGTACTTCCACCCTTGCCAAGTTGAGCCATAGATGTAGACAGTTGAGATATTGCCGATACAAGGCTCGACACATCTTGATTTATGTTTGCTCCGTTTAGCGTAGATATAAGTCTTAATATGGCCTGTCCGAAAATATCCAGATTGTTGGCAGATGTGATCATCTTATCGCCAACTCCTGCAAGCTGTGCCATTGAGGACACGAACTGTGTGATTTGCGGATTTACGCCGCCCAACTGGGAAAGGTTTGTGGCTACTTTTCTGATAGCTTCTCCAAAGTTCGGCAGTTCAACCGTAACTGCTTGAATCGATTTACTTGCTGTTGCAAGTCTTGCCAATGCAGAAATCAATCTTGTAACACTGGATGATATGGTTGCAGTATTTGAAAAAGCACTAAGCGAATTGCCAATTTCCGTAAGTCTCTGTGCTGTTTCTGGTTGAATTGTCACTTTTCCTAATCTAGCCATCGAATTGACAAACGATGAAATGCCAGTATCCTTGACGTTTATGTTCGCCAGAGATTGTAGTGCCTTGGATGCGCTAGACAGTTGGGACATTCCTTGGAAATTCAGTGCACTTAATTTTTCGAGATTTCTAATCGTTCCAGACAGATTTCCTGTCTTGACAGATGATAATACAGTCAAGGATTTTGACAACCCGGACAGTTGTGCAGATGCCGTAGCCATGTTTCTTGTGGCGCCAACCAATCCAGAAAGACTATTTTTTAATGCGTCTAAACTCTTGACGGCTTTCTGTGCATCAGCATTAATTTCTATCGATAACTTATCAACTACATTTTCGCTACCCGCCATTCCTTTACCCTCCTTTCTTCCGTGATATAAAAAAATGGGACAACCAAAGACTGATATTATCCTTGATTGCCCCTAATCTCCTTGTTTGCCTCAAAAGCTGTCTGCATCAGCTGCAAACGCATAAGCAGTTTATCTCTTTCGGCCTGTTTCTCTTCTTCCGTTGCGTTTTCTTCATCAGCAAGACTCTGCTGTTTCGCCAAAATCGGTTCTTGCAGATACTTGGCTTTTGACTTGTTTCCACCGATTGCTCTTGATAAAGCAACCGACATTGCGTTCATGAAATAAATGCCCTGTTGCCACATTTCTGCGTCTCTGCGCTTGCGGACTATCTCATCAGCATCTACATAGCATTGCAAGTCTTTAGGTGTGGAATCGTCAAATTCTTCTTTACTGACTCCAATAGAAAGGTAGTACGGAAGAACATACTTCCTTACCCGTTCGCCCCACGTTTCTTTGGTTTCTGATGATCCTGCGGAACCACCGTTGCGTCTTGCTCGACTGCCGTCTCCTCGCTCTGGCGATTGATCTGAGATAAAAAACCGTTGCGCTCCATCTCTTTCTGCAAATCAGCAAAAAGCGTAAAGCCATTCAGCGGGGTTTCGTCTTCGGCATGTTCATCTTCATACTCGTCCAGAAGGTCGCAAATCTCAATGATCCGCTTTTCCCTCTCTTCCGAGGTTTCGTATCCGAACTGATCTCTATGCTTTTTCTGCATTCCTTCAAGAAGCATTTCAGCAGTCAGACCGATAAGATTTTTTATAGTACTTGCCGGGTTTTCTGCATTCTGTGATGTGGCAGATATGACTCTATCGATCAGATCTGATTTATACAGAACGCCATACCCAAACTGGATTTTATAGGTGTTTCCACCTACTCGAAATAAATACATATAATGGCCTCTCTATCTATTCAAGATTAATTAGTAGTGCTACCGCCGCCGGACGGAGCGACTTTCGGCAGAAGTCCCTTGTATTCGGAAATAACCAGAGAGATATCAAGCGTAGCCGCCTCATTCTGTCCGATCTCCGGCATAGGAACCTCATTACCGCACTCAGCGATAACAAAGAAAGCATCCGACATATCCGGGAACATGACCTCAAACCATGTTGCCAGACCAGCCTGACGAGCAGTTGCGGATGCAGTGTAAAGTGCTTTGATTTGCGAAATGGATTTGTCTGGATCCATGATGAAACTCAGAGTCCAGTCACCACCAGTATCTTGACGCCCAGCGGCGTAGTGAGTTACATAATCTTCCAGTGCGGAAACATCAATTTGTTCGGTATCCAGATCGATGCCACCGATGGAAGAACACTCTTCAAGCTGTGTAAATGTGGCGGGTTTAGTTCCTTTTGCGGTTTCAATTCCGTACGCCACAGTTACGCCAAGTGTAGTTAAACGCATCTAACTACTCCTTTCTGCCGATAAATGGCAATAAAAAAGGACTACTCGATTGAGCAGTCCCGTTATTCTGTTTCTAATTCTACGAGAAACTTCCCGGCGAAATTCCTTAACGTAAATCGGCTTGTGATTCGTTTTACATTGCTGTTGTTGACATTTGACGGTATGGAATCACCTGTCTTTTTAAATCCTAGCATGTTGAAAAATTCCCAACACACATCATCCATACTAAACAGATCCAGTATCTTTTGGGAGTCGATATAACAGTCTGTCTGGAGCGTCAGATCAGCCGTGTATTCGTAGTTCTGAAAATCTGTAACATTAGTTGGCATACCAACAAAAGTCAAAACAGCATATGGAAACTTGGCAACCGACATATCGTTGAATGCACCGAAATTCTTACATGCCGTATGTTCTAGCATGTACTTACGCCACGCCCTGTATAGCGCATCTCTATCAAGTTGTACTACATTTGACATAGCGTTTTATCCTCCGAAAACTTCTCTTGCGATTGACTCAATTGCTTTTCGCATATCCTCATCAGCATGGTACATAGGGGCGCGTGCGCGGATACCATATGTATGCTGTGATTCGCCCCACTTGTCTTTGTACCACCAACCTTCTGGATCATCCCAATGACCTTTACCGTTGGGATATGTACCCATTCCGTATCCAGACCCATATGACGGATTGTTTGGCAATGTGGGAAATGAACTTGTACCAAACGTTTTGCCAGACGAAAACTCGATGAATAAAATCTGATCGCCAGTCAGTTGAATAGACATCCTTTGGACGGCACTATTCGCACCCCCCTCAATTGGAGTAGGCGTGACAGTATATTCCCCACGTTCCATAGGGGCAACGCCCATCATAGTAACGTTGATTGTGTTAATGCCAATCTCAGCAAGCCTATCGACCAACAACTTAGTCTTTGTGGAAAGTTCAAACTTGTACTTATTGATCTGGCTTATTGCCTCAAGAATGCTTCTATCAGACAACTGAATCTTGATCTTTTTTGTCTTACTCATCGCCAGTACACTTGTCTATGCCATATCTGGCAAGGACACCTTTCTGTGTATTGGCAATCCGTTTTAAAATATAGTCTGGTTTTACAGTTGGTTCTCCATTCTCGTTCAAGACAAGTTCTCCATCGACATCCAACTCTGGAGTCCTATCCACATACAGATACGTCCCTTCTACGGGATGGAAATCTCTCTCATAGCTGATGATGTATCTGTCGTATGCCGGGAGCAGACCAAAGTTCATCTCTGTCGGATACCCACTTGTCGGAGACACAGAAACCCGTTTCTTAATCGGTGTGCCATAGACATATGATGGCTCAATACTGCTATCATCCCTGTCTCGACTCACAAACCATACGTCTTGCTTTCGCCGTGTTGCGTTTCTCATAGATTTTGCCCCTCATCATCAAAGACTGCATCTTTAAAAAAATACCCTACCACCTTACAGATGCCCCTGCGCCATACCCGGAGAGGCCACACAGCCATGACACGCACCGTCTTTTTTAACAAATTCTGGCGATAGGAATGATGGTTCGCAGATAGGATTTAGGCGTAGCACCTTCCTCGTAGGAATTGGTTTGCCCGGACTCATAAAAAGTGGTTACGCCCTCTTTGCCTTGCTTGTCGTAATGATATTGTGCAATTCTTGCAATCACCGAAGAATACCTCTGTAAAGCCATTCCTTTGTAGCTTTCAAATTCATCCTCCGACAATCCCCACGGACACATCTCATTGCAGACTTCTGCGATGGCATCATCGACACAATCCTCGACAAAAGATGCCTGATGACTATCCTCCGGCCTATAATCGTCAGCCGCATAGTCAATCAAGCGATTTACCAAATCCTCTCTTGTCGCACCCATCGTCCGTCACTCCTTTGGCTTACGCCCTCTCTTCTTTGGCTGTTCTGTTTTCTCTGGCTCCGGAAAAAGATGAGAAGAGGATGCTACTTTCTTTTCAGCAACATCCTCTGCGTGGGTATCCTCGATGGGTACATTCTGACCGGCCTCATACAGAATGCCGTTATGCTTTACTCTGTGGTCGAATACCATCGTCTCACCTCTCTATCAAGCAACCTTGATTACATACAGACCATCCATTCCCTCGAAGGACGGCAGAGCGATCTGAGAAACCGTAGTCTCATGACGCACAGGCGGCCCATAGATATTCTGGATAGCAATAGCGATTCCAGAATCCATAACAGATACATCAACCTTCGCATCACCAAGAAGTGTCCTTTCCTCTGGCGTAGTTCCCATGAAGGTATTTCCGAGTTGACCATCGCCAATAATGGACACATAGTTATCAGGATAGAACTTAGCCTGTGCACCATTATTGTATCCACGATACTTCTTGTCGTAGACAATCGGAATCAGGCCAGTCTTTCTCTGGAACACTTCCTTTGCAGTCTGACGGTCAAGGAAATCAACCGTATTACCAGTAATGGTAATAAGTGCATTTTTCATCTGGTCAGCGGCAATCAGAAGATTCAGCGTTGTGCTATTCATTAGCGCATAAGTGGCCTTGTATCCCTTGTCAGCAATAGCATCAATACCATCTTGTATATCGTTCAGAGGCTTTGAATTAGCGGCATCTGTCCATTTGTTATTGCTCAGTGCCTCATAGTTGCTTGCTTTCCAAGAACCATCGGCATCGTAGTTGTAGTTGTATACAGTATTGTCGATAGTTCCGATGTTAATCTTCATATCGCCATTGATGGGAGCCAGAAGGGACATTCTCATACGCTCAGATGCCACATTTGCACCTTCAACCAGGTTCGACACATCATCATAGATTCTGGAGATAACGTCCATCAGATACGGATCGTTAGCGTCCTGTGCTCTCTGAATATCTGCCATGTCTTTTTCGGAAATCTTCATGGACTCACGGAACAGCGGCATTTCCTCGGTCAGGACGGAAAATCCTTCTCTCGGACGGATCGTTGCCAGTGCGTCATAACTGGACGGTTTCAGTTCAACTCCCGCGCCCTTATGGCTCTTAATCCATTTCAGGTCAATTCCCATTTTCTTTTTGCGTGGGAAAAACGCTTCGCCCACATACGGCTCGGCATTTGTCGGATCACTCGTAAGCATAGCAGCGATGCTACGAGCAGAAAAAATATCATTAAATCTCATTGTCTTAATCCTCCTGTCTTAGTCTCTGTCATTCACAATCAGGTAGTGGTCGATCCAGAACCAGTTGCAATGATCGGCTCTTCAAAAGCAATTCTGCATCCCGCCGCATTCAGCGCAGTGGTAAGTGCGGCATCATACGTCAGGCTAGAATTAGCCTGTGCACGTGTGGAATGCACATATCCAACCTTCAGAACTGCAACAGTCGGATAATCTTTATAAACATCATGCAGAGCCAGACCGACAGCACCCGTCCACGGAGTAGAAGAAACCGGAACACCAGATGCGTTGATCGGAGTACCCGCCTTAACCACATAGTCACCGTTGGCATCGGCACTAACATTAGTAAAATCAACAGTCATAGATACTGCTTCAAACTCTTTTCTGTTGAGGATTTCAACCTCGCTACCAACAGAAAGAGTATTAACAGCCATATCTCCTCTAGCCATATTGTTACCCTCTCTTTCTTACATAAAGTTTTTGAGTATATCTGCGTTTACTCCGCTTTTTGATCTTTGTGAAATAAAGTTTTTAGCAAACGCAATTGACGGATCATCTTTATCAGAATCGCCGCCGCCCGCATTGATTTCCGGGCGTTCTTTCAGAAGTTTTTGAACAGCATCATCAGCGGAAATCTTCTTGACTGACGCAACGAAATTATTCAGTGCATCAAAAAAGGCATCGGAATCTTCCATCTCGGGGATGACGTTCGCCAGTTCATCCGCTTGGGATTCGTCCATGCCTATGCCTACCAGACGTTTGCTATATTTAGTTACCCGCACTTCTTTCTTTAGTGCTTCGAACTCTGCATCACGATCAGCACGTGCTGCTTGTGCTTGTTGTTCCGCAGTCATATGCGCTCTCGCCTGATCCTTGTACTGTTTTGCCTGTGCGGCATTTTTGTCACTCTGGATCTTCATTTTCTGGTAATCGGCTTGCGCTTTGGCAAGTTGTGCCTTTAGTTCATCTACAGACGGTTCATCCAGATCGTCATCTTCGGATCCGCTATCAGCCACGGAACCTCCACCCCCTCCGGCACCATCAATTTCTGTTCCGCCTTCAACACCATCTCCCATATCGGGAGCAATGCATCTTACCATCTTTCCGAAAATCCTACTCTGTCCGTAATGATTGTTCATGTACTTCATAAAAGCCTCTTCTTTCTGTCCAGTTATCGTGTTGGACTCACCTTGCTTTTTATTTATCCGTTTTTCTCTAACGGTTGCGATTTACGTCTTCTCTGACGATATATAAAAGCCCTTATTGGCAATTATTTTTAAACGTCCGCAAATCTCCATATATACCCACCAGTTTTGGATATATAGTTTTTATGTGTCCTTTTTTGTCTTTTATCAGCGTTGCTTTTGCAAACTCTAAGAATGTTACCCGTTGAAATCCCAGTCTCTCCTGTTGCATGTGAAACACTGTCAAAGACTTTGATCAATTTGTCATCTAGCGTTCTTTGCTCGACCTTTTCAAAATGTTTTACTGGCAAATGTTTTGTTCTTGGTGATAGGTTTTCCCCAGTTATTTTATCTTTGAAATTATTTCCAAAAATCTTTCGTCTCTCTGGATGTAAATTCATGGAATATATTTGATTATATGATCGAGTACACCATTCCAAATTCTCAACACAATTATTTACTTTGTTCTCATCCTTATGGTTCACCATTTCGAGATTATTCGGATTTGGAATGAACGCTTTTGCCACTAATCGATGCACAAGAAATTGTTTAACAACACCATTTTTGCTTAATCTCACATGTAAATATCCATCCGTCCGTTTTCCAGGTTTCATCACTCTACATGTATTGCCACCATACGAATGAAGCGACCTCACTCTCCCAAGGTTACTAACTTCATATTTGTCCTCATATCCCTCAATGGTTCTCCACTCTTCAATCATATTGATTACCCTGCCTTTCTGTAATCGCCTAATAAAATAGCCTTGAAACTGTTAGGCATTACAGCTTTCGGGAGCGACCCTATCAAGGCTATGCTATTCATGAAAATTCCAAGGAACACCGACATCCACAGATTTCCTCATCTGGGAGCGTATCCGCTCTGGGAAAAAGGCACGTGCCTCCATCCAAAACGAACTCTTCGTCTATGCTGATTGTCGTGCCATTCACATGACCATGACTTTCTCTCTGATGTCCGTCCATGATTGTTAGCCATGTCTTGTATGATTTATTCTTGACAGCATCCTCATAATCCGAATAAGCCCAAAGCGAATTGCTTTCCTCTTCTGCAATCAACCTTGCCCTGTCCTTGGAATAAAAATACGGATCATCCTTGTGCCTGTTTGTGGCGTCAATGATGTCCGCTGTTATGCTGTCTATATGTGTCGAGATGTATAGGTCTATGGCGAACGTATCACCTATGGCATCTCTATATCTTTCACGGATTTCATTCAGCGCATCCATCGATATGCTTATGCCCTGCTGTCTGGCATAAAAAAGATAAGACATAAGCCATACCATTTCTGCATACAGATCTCTTGCCAGTTGCTTTCGGTATGCTTTCTGCTGTTTGGTCAACCGCATCCCGTCAAAGTACTTAGATATTGACATCGACCGTTCAAAACCGACAAGCCTGTTGAGTTCATCAAAACTTTCGACTGGGAGTGCCATCTACATCACGCATTCCGTCCATGCATCGCACCATCTGATGACAAACCGCCTACAAACGGTGAGTTTTGCGTCTGCATTGATATGTCTTGCAATGTTGATTTATCACCCTTGATAGCCGTACTTCCTTCGCCAGTTGTTGTAGAACTGGAAGAATCCGTTTCAAAGAACATCTTATTCTGCTTCGCTTCGATGATCTTCTGACTGTTAAGCCATACCTGTTCAGCATCTGGTGCAATCTCAGACAGCTTGATAGCATCTCGACCGTTCATGCCAGTGTTGATAAGCGTTGCAAGTGTATTGGCCTTAATCGACAGATCGTAGTTACGGTTCCGACTGTAGTGCATATCCACATCTGAGGCGTGCACCTTGCGGATCGGTGCATCTGCCGGAAGAATGCTGTGTGGAACAAATTCAATGGCCTTGAGAATCAACCGCAGTTCCTCTTTCATGCCGCGATTGATCACACCCTCCTCTCTCAAGGCGTCAACCTCTGCTGATTGCCAACCTGTTGCCATTGACGTTGCAGTACCAGTTGAACCGCCACCGACAGATTCCTGTGTCACAGGCACGTGGCATTTCTGTAGGATTCTGTTCCACTCAAAGCTGATAGCTGACAGCGTTGATTGTCCGTCCAGAGAACTTACAAGCGGTTGAACACTGGCTTTTTTGTTCTCGCCAGAATACGTAAGCAACCAGTCTCCGCTCTCAGGCTTAATAGCCTTGCCATTTGCGTCTGTCTCAAAATTGACGTTATCACCCCACCATATCTGCTGAACAAGCTGTGCCGTATTGTTCGCAAAATCAGAGACAAGGATATTCAGATTGTCCATGTAACTGATGTGCCTCTCCCACGCTCCAGTCCTGTCAATTGCACGGTTAAACTCCACAATCGGAATCATGCCAAGCGGATTGATCTGCGATGTAACCTCTGGATTAATTACCTCGCCGTTCTCGATCTCAAACCGCTGAGTCTTGGTGTAAACAGTGAATTTCAGTTTGCCGTCCAGAGTGCGGACATATGTCACACCCATGACCTTTTCCTGTCCGACACCGTTGTAGTAGACGCAGAACGCATATCTGGAATCCAGAGTATGCATTATAACATACGTGTTCGGATCATCCTCAAAGTCTGTTTTTATATCGATCAATCTATGTCCGATTCCGCAGATTTCAACAAAGTCTGACAGCTTCTGATTCTCATAGCTGATGTCCAGACCATTCAATATCATCTCATTCAGAGCCGCAATGCCAACATCGTCAGAAGCGGGATCGCTGATATGCATCTCCCTATCGCCATGCTGAATCAGAACAGGCGGGATACCCCAAAAGTAACCACGCTTGAAATCAGTGACATACGATGCAGCGTTCTCTGACACGATCACATTGATCTCCGGGCGTATTACCTTTTCACGCTGAAGCGGTTGATTGCCCAGTTCGTAGTCAAACAGATACTGGATCTCAATCTGATTCATGCAGTGATCAGAATATGCTTTCATGAGAACATCAACAACATTCGACGCGTTGATCTCTCTTGTATCTGTTAAGATTTTCTTTCTTCCCCGCAGTTGCATATCCGTCACTCCTAAAATCTATGAAAAAAGGACAGGCATATCACCCGTCCTTACGTTTTCTCTTATTCCGCACGTACTTGCCACCATACGTCACCCCAGATGCCGTTATCCTTTGTCCCCATGTGGACGGGATACGCTCAAAGTGTTTCCCGGCAGTACGGAGCAAGTCTTTGCGCTTGCTGTTACTTGATTTTTCCATAGTTCATCAGTTTACACTTTCTTACGCATACCATAATAAGCTATTGACTTGTCACCTGAGTACGGCATTTTATTATATTCTCCGGCTCATCAGCCAATAAAACCTTCTTCGCTTGCTATAATACATATCCTTTCCACACGGTATATTCATCACCTGTTGAAGATAATTGAATGTGACATTTTCATCTGTCACGGCTTTCAAAATATACTTCGCCAGAGAAGGATCTGCTTCAATGGCAGTCTCCTCGACAAGTGCTATTTTATTTGCCAACTCCGTAAGCCTTATGCCAACATTCTCAGTTGGACTACTAACATCAGTTTCATGTGGCATACCGTCATAATCAACTCCGCTCACAGTCTGTTCACTAAGTGTGCGGTATTCATCTTTCCACTCTTGATACTGATAGCACATGTGCTGAATCTCATAAAATCTGTGTTTGCTTATCCAATATTTGTTTTTCTTGCTGACACTAGGTCTGTAGTTAGTTCCCATGCATCTATACTCCCTCAAAACGGACTCTTAACAATTCTTGCTTGATGATTTTCAAAAATATTTCTCAACTCGTTTTCCAGAAGCGATAAGGAGTCGGGCGCGTCATCATGAGGCACTTTGCCACTTCTTGTCATTGTAGTTACTTCCCTCATAAATCGTCCGTATGGCGTGTTCGGCTCATACTTCGACCTGTCCAGAAAATAAAAATTCTTCTTGATATTGTCGGATGCATACTCGATTCTCGTCAGTTTATTACTTATTGTCCGTTTGGTTCTGATGCTCGTTGCGCCACCAAGCTGTTTTACAGTCTCTTCTACATCCTTTGCGAAATATGTCCCGGCATTATTTGATTCAAAGACAGCAACCGACACATTATGCTCGACCAATTTCTTTGCACATAGTGGCCTCGTCACATTTGCAGGAGAATTATCAAAGACTACATCGACAATAAACACTTCATCGCCATACACGTATCCTATCGGCATTGCAGTACTATCAGATCCGCTCTCGGCAGTATCACAACAGGCAACTATTGCATCTGGATCTCTATCGACAGGCAACTCAAAAAATCTGTTTAATTCCTTTTCCGGGAACATTTGTCCCTTTGCTTCATACGGTTCCTGTTGAAACTCTGCCGCCCAAACCTCTGGCGTAACCAGTTTTCGTTCATTCCTGTAAAACTCTGTTGTGAATCTCCATCGCCCATCTATGAAAACAGTAAAATTGCTCTCATCCGTTACTGGATCAAGTGCGGGAATGGCAACCTCTTTCCATCTCCACCCCATCTCCTGTGCCTTGTTTTGCAAAAAAGTGATGGGATCATAAAGACTGTATTTAGTGCCTTGGATAATTATTGGCGTTCCTTCAATTCTTCGACCAAGCACATCGCCAGACACCTTCTCGCACAAAAATTCCAGACGATTTCTATTCATAGCCTCCTCATGATTGGCTACGGTATCGTCTAAGTAGAGCAGATTCGTTGCTTCTGTGCATCCAACAATCTTTCCATCTATTGATCTGCATGTAACAGTTGCAAACGTCTTCTTCGACTGAAAATCTATGGTCATTTCATCGGCTTTTGTCCGAAACAGTTCTTTGCCATTCCTCATTTTGGCATTTGGGAAAACCTCAAAGAACCTGTTTATTTGTCCTTTTGGTCTGTCTATAATACTCAACATTCCACCAAAGAATGAACCCGCCAAACTCTGACCACTACCAACTGCAAGCATTGCCCTATCTGGTCTGCGTCCAGACATCTGTAAGCCAAAACGCAATGCACCTTGTGTTTTTCCTGTTCTCTTTGGTTGACTGACAGACAAAAAGTCTAGTTTCCCATCGTACACTTGTTGATACGCATCAATTATCGGTTTCATCTTCTCTGCACGTGGTTCATAAAACCTTCTCTCTGGAATATCATCACGTTCAATGTATCGATTAAAGCTATCAACCAAAAACGGAGCCTCAAACAACAGCAGTCTCCAGTACAAATCATCAAATGCCCCGGAGCCAGTCACCTTTGCGTTGTACTCAGCCATCTGTTTTGCGTAGTTGCTGACCTTCAAGGCATAGCCGTGCATGTATCTGTCAGTCATTCCACCTTCATCACGCAGTCCGCAGAGAAGGTCATGTATATCTTGGATGCTTTGTCTGGATTCCAGACCAGAATCGATAATCTTTTGAAAAATAGACTTGTATTGCGTCAGTTGCATAAAGAAAGAGCCTCCAATCCCACACGGGACGGAGACTCATCGGACTTGTTTACACCATCACTCAGTGTTTATTATCATATCGTGCTTGCACTTTGTGTTCTTGCACTTAAATGCCAAATTCTTAATTTTTGTATCTCTGTCAATCTTGAATTGTCTTCGACCGCAGTATGGACACATTACCCACATCTCTTGAATATATGCCCTTCCATCACATTCTTGCGGCTCGTTCATATAACCATGCATAGTCAATCCCTAATAAATCAAACCACATTGTGATTTTTAAATATATATCCCCGTACATACTCACCCTCATCTCTTGAAATGAGTCAGAATGATATCTATAATCTCGACCACAGTAATCATCGTTCCGAAAAAAATTGCCCCGCCAAATGCCAGTAACTTAATCGCTGTTACCAGTGGATATCTGACCAATAACTCCGCAATGTATCTCATACTGCACACACTTCCAGTAAGCCCTATTTCTCAATGGTTTCTGTCCATTGGTCATCCCTTCGGCATGTAATACCACTGAGGCAACAAGTTAAATACATGAATGTCCTCAAAGAACTCATCGTCATAATCTGGCATCGCATTGATGAACGGAATAATCTTGTCGGCATCCATCGGTTCTTCATCTTCCGGGAACAGCTTCATGAGCATTTCTGCAAATACTTCAGCCGCACGGTCTGGATTGTCATAGACAGCTATCACTCTCTTGTTGCCGTCCGTCATCAGTACATGTATATATCTCCCGGAGAGATTCACCATCTGCACGTTATCGAAATTTGTAAATCCCTCTCTGTCATTGTGAATAATCACCATAGTCTCTGATTTCCTCTTTGCCCTTCCTGCGAAAAATTTTTCGATTGCGCTTCTTCCAGAACATCCATGCCTTGCGATTATTCTTTACCCAACAGGCAAAACGGCGATCGAAGCGATCTTCGAATGTTTCCTTCTTGTGGATATTACCCTTCATACTTCCACCAACTCAAAACGCATTTTTTTAATAACCATTGGCTTCATGACTGTCCCATCAACAAGTCTGCCGCCACCATAATAAACAGAATCCACATCCACGCTATTGATATAACAAATATGTTCAGAACCTTCAAAGTTGATTTTGTAATACGCATCGTCTTCGCTGTGTATCCGATTATGCTCCGTTCCGCAATACTCACATTTGCCAGATTTGTGGAGCGGTGCACCGCAGTTTCTGCAATTATCCATGACTCTTCAATTCCTCGACTTGTGCCAGAATATCCGGGATCTCGTCTTCCATCAATTCCCTCCAGTCATCCTCATAGTTGTATGTCAGCATGGACAGCGATTGATTCTTTATTCTGTGCACATAACCGTCCAAAAGCGTAAAGTCCTTCTCATAACAGTGAAAGCTATTGGCACGATGTACATACTGTCCGATTTCCACGCCTAATGCATCCGCAATGCGCTTCTGGAGCATGATAAGAGCAAAAGCGTTCATGAAGGTTGCCTTGCACGCATCATTGGAGCGGAACAACACTACACAATCCAATTTATCATGACGAATGAAGTACTGGAGATGTTGAAGACAGGCGGGATCGTCACTTCCAATATCATCTGGAGTCCGAATGCTTATCACTGCACGCCTACTTGACGGATTTCTGCGGAGTTCATCTATCACGAACTGCACCTGTTCTCCCATCCGCTGATGATACGTGTAAGTCCATTTGCCTTGCTCGACCTCAAAATCCAAAATACCGTCTAGCATCTCCATCACGTACTGTTGCAGTTCTTTTGCCCCACCGATGAAACATCTGGATATCATCGGCTCCTCAAGAGGATGTGATACTCTCATGGTTATGGACAACTCACGCTGTTGGCATCCCCAATCAGCGCAGTCAGTCACCTCTCCGAACTTTCGAAGTGCGTTCAATGCCTTGTGATACGCCATCGGCAGTGTCAGACCCGTTACATATTCCTCAACCATCTGCAATCAATTTCCTTTCCAGTTCCGCAACAGCATCATCCAACACTTTGTCACGCCAGTATGATGCACGCTTCTGTCCTAGCCTCTGTTTGTTGATTGTTGTCCCGCCGATCAGATAATCTACATGATCTGCAATGTTGGGAAAAACATTCATGGCAGAAATTTTCGGCTCGTATCGCATCACGTATTCTCTAAACAGCGAATCATCACATTTTCCAGAAGAAACATATTCTGGAAACAACCTTTCAGCTTCACCGCTGTCAAACCATTCCGCAAACGCAGCTGCAAGTCTATTTGGAATCATAATGCACTGAAAGCTAAACCACATCCCATTCCCGGTTGTTTCGCCAATATAGTTTGTTCTTTCTGCGTCAAAAATCTCATTACAGAAACCATTGGCAATTCCGGAATACCTCTTTTGCGATTCTGCAAAGAATCTGGAACTGATACACACATCATCCTGTAAATGCCATGTGTCATCATATGGCTCCAGATTTTTGCCTATCCACCTACAACTTGCAACAAATGACGCCAGATTGCCGATACAGTCAAAATCATGCCATACAATTATGTCTTCTTCCGCAATTCCAGAATCCATCAATGACGGAACTAAATAGTCTTTCACATACCATTCACGTTCATTGCAAGTATGAATCATATATGTCCGTCTGCTTGGAAGATACTTGTCCAGATACTCTCTGCGTTTGATGTTTTTCTCTTCATACCAGTTTGATATTCCACAGTAATGAACAATCGCAGGACAATCGGTATATCCAGTGCTCATGTTTTCATTAAACCGCAAAGGAACCGTTACTGCCTTATCCTGTTCGATGCCGTATTTATTCCATGCATCTTGATCTGCAAACGGTTGCTCCACATCGTTAAGATACCGCACCATATCCATCTCAATGCCGTCTTCTCGCATCTGAGCCAGATTTATAAGCGATACACCCATGTTGTAGTACACATCACCAAACAGATGTACCCTTTCATGTCTGGCAAGGTATTCCGGCACAGAAGCAAACCATTTTCCGTCAATATCCATATTCCAGAAATAATCCAGATTGTCGCAAATAATTGTGTCAATATCTAAATGAATTACTCTGTCTAAATCAGGCAAAATTGTAGGATACAAAACCTTCAGCAGATTAATTTTCCCACCAAACCGATTCTGTATATTGACAGACTTATCAAATTCATGCCTATCCGTAATGTTGATTACATTACAATGGATTGGCGTATCAAACGGTAATTTATCATCCTCTGCCAAGACATATACATTTGCATCTGGATGCCATTCAACCAGTGATCGCAATGACGGCAAAATTTTGTGATAATAGTTTCTTGTCATCGCATATACTACGTTCATTGTTATTACCTGTACATCAAACAAATGGTGCGCTACTTTCCGTCATTTGCAAGCACTTACAACTTTGTCATAAGCGTTGTAAAATATTGCAGAGCCATCCGCATTCATCGTCATGCTTACCACATCACCCTTGTCGGTGCAGAAGTACACGCTGTCGATTTCTGTAAACACATCTCTGGCAATATCCTCCCAAAGCGTAGAACGCAGACCATTGATATCGCCTAAATCATCGTTGAAATACTGGACAACCTCTTTGCGAAAGACAACATAGGTGATCGGATTTGAGAAAATGCCATACACCAACTGGACATTTGTCAGAATCGGATTGCCATTGAAGATGTGATTGAAATAATCCTCGACCTTGATTCTCACGGATTTTGAAAGACTGTTCGCCGGGATAATGTTGATGTTCAGCTTGACATTTCCAAACACTTTATCTGTCGGCATAACCTCTGTAAGCGCATATGCCTTGTCTGAATCATCAACGTACAGACGCAGTTCCTTCTGTTCATCGTCATAAAGCACTTTGACCGAAGGGTCATTTTTAAACAGTGTTTCCACCTCTCTGTAAAAGTCAATCCACGGAGCAATCATTTTCATTGCCATAATCCGATACCTCTTTTTTGTTTTTGCGAAATTTTTGGAACGGGGATACCCAGATTTGAACTGGGACTACAACAGTCAAAGTGTTGTGTGCTGACCAATTACACCATATCCCATTGTGGTCTGGTAGAACCATATTGTCTTACGACAGGCACGTTCACTTTTGCCTACCATCTCTGATCGATGTACGGGAAAGGGGAAATAATTACACACGAAAGGAGGTGAAGCAACTATGCGTATAAAAAAACCGTACCAACCAGAAGCACCAAACTTTCAGACACCAGACCGTAGTCACCGTTAGGGAATCGAACCCCACCTTCCGATGCATCCATCGGATATGCCACCTTACACCAACGGCAACCTCTCTCTGTTTTACTCTGCGGTTCTGGAACCTAGAATGCACCTTCGCCATGGTCAAAGATGTCCGCATCGCAGAGTGCTATAAACCGCCAGTCCTCCGTCTGCACTCGGTACACTGACGCTTCTCAGGGTAAGGATTCGAACCTTACATGATGCCATTCATTGCAAAACAACTCGTCATTGATCGTTCTGAGTATGCATCTTATGTCTAAGCGTCTACCCATTCACGCCACCTGAGAACGGCAGTCCATCCAAAGATTATCGAAACGCAATCTCCCAATCATGTGGGTTTCTCTGCTCCATATCGGTAGCAGCTTCATTGCGCTCGACTGTAAAAAGTTCTCTGCCGTGTTATATTTCATTTCTGCAATCAGCTACGTGCCATTCGGCGTTTCACTGGTCATCGGAGTGGAGAGATTCGAACTCCCGACCTCTTGATCCCAAATCAAGCGTTCTTCCAAACTGAACTACACTCCGTTAGTGACGTAGGCTGTGCCAGTTGGTCTACGCCACTGTTGCGGTTCATGAGTTGCTACCGCAACAAAACTGTTGTACGAACTGTG